AGCAAGCTCCTGCTGCTGCTGAGCGCTCCTTTGGCGACTGCACGTACCAATGGGGACAATGGAAGCTAGCAAGTGATGGCGTGCGCACCACACTGCGCTCCTGCAAGGGAGAATCTGCTCAAACTCCTTCCTACATCGCCGTGAGCTGCCCGCTCCTGCAGGTGAACACCACGGAAGCTGGCAAATGGAATGGCTGGCGCAGTCCTATTGCTAAAAGCGCAAAACCAGGCGAAGCCATGATGGTGGCTACGCTCTGTGCCAATGTCACGCAATAGGGCTTTGTAAAGTTTTGTAACAAGGGGGCTTATGGCCCCCTTTCTGCTGTATTGTTCCTTTGTTCTGAGGCGCGAGCCTCTCCTCCCCAAGACCAATGACTTCCTATTCCATCCTCTGCACCAACTCCCGCAATGGCGGCCAGTGCGAGCTTCTCATTGATGCTGCCTCTCCTGAGCAGGCCCAGCAGCACGTGGCAGATTCCCGCCCTCACTACATCATCAAGACCATCGAGCCTGTAGAGCGTAAGTTCGTCTGCCATGGTTTCTGCCGCAGAAATCAGCGTTATGACGCCCTTGCCTACATCGCATTCTCTGCTGACCAGGCCCGTTCCGTGTGCCAACAGCTCCACCCCGACTTTGCCATTGATTCCATTGAGGAAGTGCGGGAAGTGTGAAGTTTTGTAACAAAGGGGCCACCAGGCCCCTTCTGCATATATATTGGTTTCACTGAGGCGCGAGCTTCTCCTTTCCAAGATCCATGACTGACCGTCTTGTCTTCACCATGGCCGCCTTCTCCCCCACTCAAGGGCAGTGGTGGCGTTCTTGCGCTCCCAAGGGCACTGAGCGACGCGTGAAGCTCGTTGCTTCCTGTATGGGCTTCTGGTTCTGGACAGCAGACTTCCGCGATGCTCGAACCAGTAGACTGCTCACCAGTAAGTTCTTTTGCACTAAGCCCAACAGCGACGAGCCAGTGGCTCTCTTTGAAAGCGCTGATGATCGCCAGCGTTGGGTGCAGGAGCAATGGGCAATGCAAGCCGCCTGAGTCGCATAAGGGCCGCCACAAGCGGCCCGCTTTCCTCTTTAGAACAATGAATGCAATCAACATTATTGCCATTTCAAAGAAAGGCAAAAGCCGCATTGGCACCAAACTCACCACTGCCATTGTTGAACAGGATCATCACGATAAGCTTTTCGTAGTGTGGCCTGAGCTAAATCAATGCAGGTGGATACAACGCAACAACGATCCTGATTTTCGCATTATTGAAGACTGAATCATGATGAATCAAGAAATCAAGAAGCGCTGGATCGAAGCTCTTCGCTCTGGAGAATACCAGCAAGGCTATGAAAATCTCTACCATTGCGGCAAATTCTGTTGCCTAGGCGTGCTCACTGATCTTTATATCAATGAGCACAATCTTCAATGGAATCAAGAAAGCGCTGATCTGTGGAACTTTGAAACAGAAGGGGGAGTGCTTCCTCGTTCAGTGCAAAAATGGGCTGACCTTGACGTTCCTAATCCTACGATTTTGGGCAACAGAGCTACAGATCACAACGATAACTACAACGCAAGCTTTGACGATATTGCTAACTACATTGAAGAAGACAAGGAGCTTTGATCATGCCTTATTCTTTCGTGGTTGATGATGAATGGGGCGTGCCATACGCCGCCAAGACTTTTGAAACTATTCAAGACGTGCATGATGAAATTAGAGCAATGGAAGAGCTGATTGATGAAAGCAGTGTGAGCAGAGCCTATGCGCTGCGGGCTTGCATTGATCAGCTTAAGCAAATTGTCCATGAGGCTGAAGAAGAGCCTGAAACCCTTCCTGATCGTCCTGCTTTCTGAACAATGCTGACTATTTCCACTTATCAAGACAACGGTCCGTATTTCCCTCCCACTAAAGGCCGTTACCAAGCGGCCCGCTTGAGAGACCTTCTCTTCCACGTCAGGCAAGCGATGGAGGATCGGGAGGACACTATTGCCATCTTCGACCAGCAAGGCTCTTGCAGGGGCATCTGGCGCCGGGACGTTGAAGGATATATGGACAGCGCTGGTGATGCCATCATTGATCATGAAGGCTACGAGCTGATGCGGCCTGATACTAAAGAGCAATGGCTGTGGAAGAGGCTTCAGGAGGTAATGAAATAATGGGCACTAATTACTACCTCCATGCTCCTAAGTGCTTTCATTGCGGCAAGGAAGAAGAGCCTCCTCTTCATCTTGGTAAAGGCTCTTACGGCTGGTGTTTTGGCCTCCACGTTTATCCAGAAGATGGCATCAACAATTGGCAACAACTATGGAGCCGCATTGATTATTTAACGAAAGAAAAAGACCATGAAATAAGAGATGAATATGGAGACGTTGTTGATAATGGAAAGTTTTTCTCTATTGTCTGGGACAGGAGCGGAAAGCCTGATAAGCTTTTCGACAAACAGTGGCTGAAGGACAACTACGCACAAATAGGACCTTATGGTCTTGCTAGGCACGCTTTACTTGCAGGGCATTGTATAGGTCATGGTGAAGGGCCTTTTGATTACATTATTGGAAAATTCTCATGATCCTCGTTGACTTCTTCTCTGAAGACTGCTGCAAAGGCACAGAGCTCATCGAAGGTTGGTATTTCTATGCTGATGATGATGAAAGCTTTGTAGGCGGACCGTTTGCAAGCGAAGAAGCCGCCCTAAAGGCGGCTTTTGATGGTCATGGTTGGTAGGGGAAATAATTGCTAGCATGGCGAAACATCGCGAGACTGGCATCTCGTGACGTTTCTAACCACTACCAAAGGAGCAGTTTGGCCATGGCTGAATACAAGCATAACAGCGTTCCTGCAGGGTTTAAGGAGATCCCTGGGTATGACGGACGCTATTTCATCAATGAGAAGGGCGAAGTTTGGAGTAACCACTGGAATAAACTGCTTTGTTCTCGCACTGACAAAGGTCATCCTTATCCATATTTAAAGCTAAGAAAGAATGGCAAGTCTGTAACCACAGAGATACATTATTTAATGAGGATTACCTGGATGGGGTCGGCGCCTGGCAACGTAGGGATTGGACGTGATTTTTGGTGCATAAATCACAAAGACGGCAATAAATTAAATAATTGTATTGATAATCTTGAATGGGTTACTTGTAGTGAAAATGTTAAACATGCTTGGAGCATTGGTTTGCATAAAATCAGGAGAGGTGAAGACGCGCCGTCGTCTCGATTGAGTTCACAGCAGGTTAGGGAGATTCGCCTGAGGTGTCTGTCTGGTGAGCCCGTTAAGAAAATAGCCGAAAGCTTAAATGAAGGAGTGCGGCTTATCAAGCAAATCAAAGTATTTGAATCATGGAGAGGCCAAGATCATGATTTGGTTGAGCCAATGTTAAAAATTTCTTCTTCCCGATTCTTGCATAACTTAAAGAAAACATTGGACAATAATAAGCATAATGCACCAGAAATTTTTGAAACCTGCCGTTAAACGGTATATGGCGAAGATGAAAACTTGCGCAAAATCGGTATAGAAACAAAGCGAAGTGCGGTATTTAGAAACTAAGCAGAATGCGGTATAGTAAGACCCTCCCCAGACCCCCATTTTCGGCCCCGCCCATGCTTCTATGCGCCTACACGCATACGCGCATACACGCATGTCAGGAGATGCTGACATAGGCCCATGTGCTGATACCCTGACTGATACTGATACGTATCCGTAGCAGATCCTGGCCATGATCATGATCATGCACGCTCTTGATCCTGATCACGCTCGCCGTTGATCACGATCCTGATCACGATGGCGCTCTGATCACGGTTCTGATCACGCTCGGCTCCCGCTTTCTCTCCTGATCATGATCCCTCTCCGATCATGATCATGATTCTGATGTTAAGAGATGTGACAATACGGCTCCGCGCCTCTGGCTCCTCCTCTCCTTCTCTTTATTGTCTCTGGCAAGGCCGCGAGGCCTCCTCTCTGTTCTCTGGCTCTCATGCTCTCCCCTTCTCTCAGAGGCTCTGCCTCTCCCTCCTTCCCTCCTCTCTCTGATCTGATCGAGGCACTCTCCTCTCTCCCATGGGAGGCGATCGCCTCTCAGGCTCTCGAGGCGCTCTTGTTCTCCCTGGCTCTCTGCCATGCTCTCGCCGCTCGCCTCTGGCAGGCTCGAGGCCGTCTCGCTCCTCTCCTTCGCTCTGTAGCCTCCTTGCTCGAGCGCCTCGCCTCCGCTCTGCCAGAGCCTCTCTCCTCCTCCTCTCCTCGCGCTCTGCTGATCGAGGCTCTGATCGAGGCAGGAGAGAAGGCTCCCGCTCTGGCGAAGGCCTCCCGCTCCGCTCTCCTTCGCCGCGCCTCTCGCCTTGGCCTCCTCTGAGGCCCTGCCTCTGGCCTCCCTTGAGGGAGGTCTCTCCTCTCTCCTTCTCTGATCTCTCGCTCTCGTTCCCATGGCTGCCACTCACGAGCTCCTCGCCTCTGATCTCTCCTGGCCTCGGTTCTCCTTCTCCTCTCGCCGCGAGGCCGCTCTGTTCGCTCGCGAGCTCGAGGAGGAGCTCTCCTCCCCTTCTCTCTCTCCTGAGGCTCGAGCCGAGACAGAGGAGGCGCTCGAGGAGCTCCTCTCCCTTCTGTTCTCTCCCGTCTCCTGAGGCTCTGCCATGCTCTCCCCTTCTGAGCTCGAGGCTATTCTCGCGCTCCCTCCTCGCGAGGAGCTCTCTCCTCTCGAGAGGCGCCTCGCCACGATCGAGCGCCTCCTCCCTCGCCTCTCAGGAGAGGCAGAGGAGCGCCTCCTGCGGGAGAGGCGCTCCCTCCTTCGCCTTCGCCATGGCATCCCACTAGGAGCTCAGCTCCCTCTCTCTGTCCGCTCTGCTGATCTCTCCTCCTGAGGCTCTCTCATGGCTCTCCCCTCCTACCTACGGGCTCGGCTCCTCGATCGCGCTGAGGAGCTCGGCCTCGCCTCCTCTGGCCTCCCCCTCCTCCTCGAGGAGCTCGCTAGGTGGCTCCCGTCTCCCACGATCGAGGCCTTTCTCTCTGATCTCGAGGAGCTCTCCTCTGCTGATCTCTGACGGATTGTTACGAAATATTTCAAAAGGAGCGGGAGGCTCTGGCCTCCCTTTCTGGCCTCTGTATTGTCTCTGGCATGAGGCGAGCGATCGCCTCCCCTCTCGCTCTCTGTCTCATGCTCCGCTCTGTTCGCGCTCTCGCTCCTACCCTCGCTCTGTTCGCGGGCTCTGTGGCCTTCGGTCTCTGCGCCTCCTCCTACGGCTCTCGCATCGCTCTGGCTCCCTCCGCTCGAGCCGCTGCTCCCTTCGCTGCTCCCTTCGCTCTGTTCGCCTCTGCCGCTGCGGCCTCTGCCGCTCTGGCCATGGCCTCCGCTTGTGACGCAGGCGAGCGCCTCTCCCGCTCCGCTCGCTCCTGAGCTCCCGGCCTCCCCTCTAGGGAGGCCTTCTCTCTGTCCTCTCCTCTCATGCTCTCTCCCATCGATCGAGCCTCTGACGCGGCTCCTCTCCTCGCTCTCCTGGCTCTCTCTCGAGGCCTTCGCCTCTCCTTCTCTCACGGCTCCTACCTGCTGATCGAGACGGCCTCCCCTTCCATTGCCCACGAGAGCGAGAGCCTGTCAGAGCTCGAGGCCTTCGCTCTCTGGCTCCCTCTCGCCTCTGCCTCTCTGTTGCTCTCCTGAGCTCCTGCCTCATGGCCTCCGCGAGGAGGCCTCCCCTCCCCTCTCTCCTTCCTTTTCATGGCTCCCGCTCTCCTGGCTCCTCCCGCTCCCGCTCGCCTCTCTCGCGCTCCTCGCGCTCCTGAGCGCGTCCGCTCCCTCCTTTCTAGATTTGGCCTCTCTGTGGACTCTGTTCTCACTTCTGGCTCTGCGAACGCGAAGCTCGCGAAGGGAAGCGGCCTCGCCTTCTCTGCGATTCTCCATCTCCTCCCCTCTCGCGGCCTCGCTCGAGCCGTCTCTCCTGGCTCTCATGCCTCTCCCGTGAGAGGAGAGCTCCCTGGCCTCCGCGCTCTCGCTGATCGCGAAGGCCTCACCGCTCGCGCTCTCCTGTTCAACGCCTGCCCCTTCGCCTCAGAGGCCTGTCAGGAGCTCTGCCTCGCATACAGTGGACACGGTGGCATGAATCCAGTGATCCCGGCCTGCAGGGCTCGGCGATCGCTCGCGCTCCTCGCTGATCGTGAGGCCTTCGCTCTCTCTGTCCTATGGGCGGCCGGCCTCTCCTACCGAAAGGCTCGGCGCCTCGGCCTCCCCTTCGCGCTCCGCCTTAATGGCACTCAAGAGCTCCCATGGACTGAGGCCTGGCTCTCTGTTCGCCTCTCTCGTGAGGAGGCGGAGGCTCTCTCTGCTCTGTTCGGGAGCGAGATCCCTCAAGGGATCCGCACCATCCCTGAGGCTCTCGCCTCTGTCCCCTTCCTTTCTCTGTATGACTACGCGAAGGCTCCCGTCTACGGTCGCTCTGGCCTCCTCGCCATGAGGCAGGCCGGCATCCATACAACCGCCTCCCTCGCCGCTGATCGTGAGGGAGGAGCCTCTCGCGCTCTCGATGCGATCGAGGCAGGCTTCTCTCTCGCCGTTCCCGTGCTGATCGGCAAGGGAGAGGAGCTCCCGCGCTCCCTCCTCCTCCGCGATGATCGAGGGAGAGAGACGCTCCTGCAGTGCATCGATGGAGACGCAAACGATCTCAGGATGCTCGACCCTTCGCCCGCTCCCGGCTTCTCTGGCCTCGCCGTGCTCCTCCGTCTCAAGCGATCGAGAGGAGCCGATCCCTCGGCGGCCTCTCGCTTTGCTCTCGCTCCTGGCTCTGGCGCCTTCGCTCCCATGGCAGGAGGAGGCTCCTTCGCCTTCTCTCGCATTTGAGAAGCGGATGCCTCTCGTGATCCGCTCCTATCGTCTCCCCTCTCGCTCCTCTCGCGCTCTCCTCATCGTCTCCCGCTCCGCTCCTCCTCCTGGCCTCCCTCTCCTCGCTCGCTTCGCCTCATGGCGATCCCGTGAGAGCGGCTGGCTCTCTCTCCTCTCCCTTCGCCTCCCTGGCCTCTGGCTCCTCCTCCTTCGCTCTCTCCCCTCTCAGGCCCGTCTCAAGCGGATTGGCTACCCCCCGTGCTAGCCAGCTCTCCCCCCTCCGTGCTAGTGGCTCCTCCCTAGCCTCTCAGGCCTCTCCCATAGCCTCTCAAGCCCGTCTCCTGCCCCCTCAGGATGGCGGGCTTCTCAGTGCTCGAGCTCCCGCTCTGGCTCTCGTGAGATGAGGGAGAGGGAATAATGCTTTTATGCGTGTAGGCGCATAACGTAGTGAAAAGGAAAGGCCTCCCCGGGGAGGCCTGGTGGTCAGTCTAGAGGGAGCTCTAGAGCCTCGAGCTCGGCGATCGTGGCTTTGACACTAGCTAGTGTCTCGGCCGTCTTGCGCTCGCTCTCGAGATGCTCTCGCTCGAGCTCGGCGAGGCGAGCGGCGAACAGAGAGGCGATCGAAGGGGATGCCATGGCAGATTGTCGAGGGGCAGTCGAGACGGTCGCCCGTCTCATGCTGTACTATACCCGATAGTACGGCCCAATCCGGCCAATTGTCACATTTCGTAACATAAGCTCCGCCTATGCCAGGCATAAACTGAGCTGATAGTACTGGTGTACCAGGGAGCAGTAGTACGGCAGTAGTACGGGCCAGGGCCGGGCATACCCCCTCAAAAAGTGGCGCCAATTTTCATCTAGAAAATCAGACTATAAAAAAGGAAGTTGATCAATATAGGAGGGGATATGTGGGATAAGTATGCGAGATTTTTGTGGAGGGGTGAAGGATATGATGCTTTGGTGGGCAATGGACTGATCGAGAGTGGAAAGGTGAGAAAGGAGGGAGCCTTTAGCAAGGAACCATTCTGAGTATTGATCAATGCGCAAGTGTTTAAATTGTTGATGAAGAGCGTATTCCGTTTCGCTAGTTTCTGCTTTAATCAAGGCGAGGAGAAGTATTTTGCCAGATGTGGAGCAGAAGTGATCTTTGAAGCGATTAGAGAAGGAGGAAGTGAATCCAATTTTTATATGTTCTGGCTTGTATTCGTTCGCGATAAAATATACAGCGGCTGAGGCAATTTCATTGAATGCATTTTTTCTTTTATTACTGCGATTACATTCAGCTTTACTACGACAGGATCTGCACCAATGTTTTAGGCCGGAGGGGGTATTGCGATCACGGGAGAAGTTGGATAATGGTAGATTTTTGCCACACTTACTGCAATATTTAGTTGTGGCAGTTGCGGGGCCATAACTAAGCGTAGATGATTGCAATGATGAGGGAAGGTGAGGTGTCATTGCAGGAAATCTAATCTTGAGTAACCATAGCGGAGAGAAAACCAGTGGTTATACGCTGAAAGCAAGCCGAAGGCGCCGCTTGAAGCGTTTCCAGCAATAGACAAGACCAATGGAGACGGCCCTAAGCCGTCGTAATGGCGCACAAGATCGCGCATTTTCCTTTCCATCGTTTCAGCAAGAAGGCGGCCTAAAGCCGCCGTTCAAGCTTTTAAAGATAGAAATTGCCTGTTTTTGCCTTTCCCAGAAGCTACGCATAGCTTGGCCGTGTCATCACATAAGACTGACACAGCTTTTTTGAAATTCGCCCCTCGATGGAGAGGCTCCGTCCCTTTGGGGGACTCCGCTACTAGGACATCGGGGCTGGTCTAGCCTTTTTGTCCGTCACTTCGCGCTTTGGGCGCTCCGTTGGAGGAGAGATGTCCGGGAGGGACTAAGCGGGAGGAGCCGGGCTTGGCGTGTGCTCCGCTTACGGTAATCGTATCTCAGCCTGTGGGTCAAATGTGGCTTTTTCCGTATCATGGTGATACAAAAGCTAAAAAATCTTCACAATTTCTTAAGGATTCATAAGGGCATGGTCGTTTGCTGAAGAATGTATTAAATAATGCATGCACGATTTGAGGGAAGAACTAGCGTGGTAAAACTACGAGCTATTACCATGTGGGGAATTCCAGAACGCCAGCCATTTAACTATGGTCCCTATAAGCTTTGGCCATGTTTTAGTAGGCCGGAATTTCAATGGTTTGCAGCGATAGATGGTAAGCCTTGCTATTTCAAAAGCTTGAATGAAGCGAAACTGTTTATCAAGGATTTGGTCTCAAACGAGGACGTTGAGAATTTGTGCGACTAAAGGAAGATTTCTCTTTTCCATTGCTCCGTCTGAGCTAGCCTGCTTTGGTTGATTCTCAGGGGCCATTGGCCCCTTCGTTGTCTTATGGCGCTTAAGGAAAAAGCAAAGTGCGAACCAATTGCACGCACGGGGCGAGTGCAAAACTGGATGGATGATCCTGATGGGCGTCTTCCGGTGAGCTGCGCCGTAATGGTTGTAGATGATTCAATGGAAGGGCCGAATGGTATTGAAGCATCGTGGCGTTTCGCTTCTCATGGTCTTCGCAATGGCGCGGGCGTGGCCATTCATCTTTCTAATCTCCGTCCTCGCGGTCAAGAGAATGGCAAAGGTCTCACTGCATCTGGACCTTGTTCTTTTGGTAAGATTTATTCCACTCTTAATGAAGTGATTCGTCGCGGCGGGAAATTTAAGAACGGCGCGGTTGTTTTGCATCTTGATTATGACCATCCCGACGCCATGGAATTTGTTTCCATGACTAGGGCGGAATTGCAATGGGCTAAGCGTGCGATCAATGTTGACGAGCAATTCTTTGAAAAAACCACTCCAGAATTTCGCGCTGCATTGATTAAGGCAATTGGCAATGGCGATGTGTGGCTTGTGAAGAAGAAATATAACGCCAAGGGAGAGCGAGTGTATTTCCAAGTGTGCCTTGAAGTGGCAATGCCTTCTCGTGGCACTTGTTTGCTTGAGCATGTGAATATGGGCGCTTGTTCCATTGACAATATTGAAGGCGCATTTATTGCTGGCATGACAGAATTATGCGAACTTCATGCCCGTACTGGCGTAGGTAAGAGCAGCGAATACCTTTCACCAGAAGTGGATAAGCAAGTTGGGCTTGGCATGCTTGGCTTGGCCAATTTTCTTTCGATCCATGGGATTAGCTACAAAGAGTTTGGCGAAGCTCTCGACGCTTTCCTGATGGACGATCCCCACCCTTGGGCTCATTATTGGACAGATACCGTGGCCGGGAAAGCCGTCTACGCTCTCTACAAGGGTATTGCTAGCGCTTCTGACATCGCTCGCGAGAACGGCATGGAGCGGGCGTTTGCCATTGCCCCTACAGCATCGTGCTCCTATCGCTACCTCGATACTCGCGGTTTTACGACTGCCCCTGAAATTGCTCCTCCCATTGATCGCATTGTGGATCGCGACAGCGAAACCATGGGCGTTGAGCGTTTTGAATATGGGCCAGTGGAAATTGCTGAAGAAGTGGGCTGGGCTGATTTTCGTAAGGTAGCCGATGGTATTTGCACTCTTTTCCATCGCACTGGTCTTTTCCATGGTTATTCCATGAACTGGTGGTCTGACATGGTCTCCTGCGATGAAGTCTTTATCAGGGAATGGCTTAACAGCCCTCAAACTTCTGTTTATTATGCCCTTCAAGTGCAAGCTGGCACTCAAGCAAAGGATGATGTTGGAGTAGACTTGGAAGAGAGTCTGAGCGAATTCTTCTCTCTTGGAGAGGCGGAAAGCTGCTCATTGGACGGAGGATTCTGCGCAGCATGTGCTGAGTAGTCTCTGTAAATTAATGGGCAGCTTTTGCTGCCCTTTGTTGTCTCTTTCACCATCGTTTTGTAATTGAAATGGCAGTTCTAGACTATTTCTCGGCAGTTGCTCGTAAGCGTCCCTGGGAGGCAGTGCCTGTAACCAAAGGCGAATTTGTTGCTGGTTCGGAGGAAACGATTTTTCGAGCTTTGGCCATTCGCCATCTTGAGCTGCCCGTAAAGGACATGCTGCTGGAAGGGCTTGAGCGCGAGCTTCCTAATACGCCTGGCCTCATCGAGAGCATTGAAAGCAATATGACCGACGAAGAGCGTCATGACAGGGCTCTTGGTTTTGTCACCGATGCTCATGGCGTAGACGAAAAGGCTGAAAAGGAAGCCTTTAAAATTCGCCAAGCATGGATTGATCATCCCGCCCATCCCATTGCAAAAGTTGCCACTATCGAACGGAGTCTGTTCTTCACCATTCTTCCTTTCTTTCGGTTTAACGGAGACAAGGGGCTTCGTACTGTGGCGAGCGACATCTCCAGGGATGAAATTTGTCACTCGTTTTGTAATACTAAAATCTGCGAAGAAGCCGGTGAAAAGTATGGCGAAAGCTTGAACAAACTCCGCAAGATGACAGCACTGTGGATTTATGACAAGCTTGGCTCTTCGTCCAATAAATATCTGGACAAAGATTTTTGGCTGCGTCAAAGCGATGCGCTATTCGTAAGCGGCAAGGCGCCTGAGCTTAATGAAACGAGGGCTAGCACGATGCCCAGCTTTTTTGAATGTAATGCGCTAAATTTGCCACAATATGGTTGAGTAGGCTTTCCCGACTTATCCATGCTACGATGGCGGAGCAATGTCTCCGCTATTTTTTTTATGGAAGAAATTTGGAAGCCCATTCCGGGGTATGAAGCCTACTACGAAGCATCAAGCATTGGGCGTGTTCGCTCGCGCAGAAGGGTCGTGCTTGATATTAAGGAAGGTAAGCAGCGCAAGCGTGTTTTCAAGGAGCGCATCCTTTCGCCCAATATCTCAGCGAAGCATGGACGCCCCTCCGTGATGTTATCTGTTCAAGGGCAAACAAAACGCATTCTTATTGCGCGATTGGTTTGCCTTGCTTTCCACGGACTGCCACCGGAAGGAAGAGCCAATGTTTTGCATTATGACGACAACAGCGATAATAATGTACCGGAGAATTTGCGATGGGGAACGCTTAAAGAAAACGCTGCAGACATGCGTCGCAATCTCGGTTATTGGCCTGCTTATATTGACGGTCGCTCATTGCGGCCACGAAAGCCCTTGGGAGATCCACTTATGAACGAAGCCCAAGTAAGAGTGCTCCGCCGACTCCCCGACATGCGCCATCTCAGGGGAATTAGGACTGACTTAGCTAATGCTTGGGGAGTAAAGCCTACCAGCATTACAAGTGCGAAGAATGGTGGCAAGGGGTGGGAAGAGCTTTCCACTGAGCCGCTTTGGGATATGGCAGAGCGGCTTTCGGGCGAGTTTATTGGGAGGGAAAAGCCCAAAAGGAAAACTTGCTAAATCTTCCTGCTTACGGACAAGCTTGATGGTCAAGGCGCCTTTCGGGGCGCCTTTTGCTATGCTTGTTGAGTCCCCGCTCTGCTTTTGCATCGGGCCGATAGAGTCCAAGCCTCTGTTCGTCCTTGAGGCGCTTTACGCTTGGACCATCTGACGGTTAAGTGTTGTGGTACACGTTGGGCAGATAGCCCAGAATGCCAGGTTCGATTCCTGGAGCTGTCCTATGATGAACCTTCTTCTCCATTGAACTATGTTTAGGCCATCGCCTCGCGCGGCCACGTATGAAGTGGGTGAGGATTCGCAAACAGTCATTAAGTATCTTGCGAGAAGGCTGAATGTAAGCACCGGCACCATCATTGGAATGGGAGTGGCAGTAGTAGAAGAAGCGATGAAGGTGCAAGGAGAAGATTCTTATGTCGTCAATATTGGAAAAGACGGGCAAGTGACGGGCTGTAAATTAAGCGACTATCTTGAGTATGCGCGGAGCAAGGAATAATGAGCGCTTTTGTCACGTCAGACACTCACTTCGGCCATGCGAAGATGATTGACTTTGTTCGTCCTGATGGCGAACCATTGCGTCCGTTTGCATCGTGTGGAGAAATGGACGAAACAATCATTGAACGATGGAACGCAAAAGTAGGCAAGCGTGACACTGTTTACCATCTTGGGGATGTAGTTATTCCCCGTGCATCGTTAAAGCTTCTTTCTCGTCTCAATGGAAGGAAGATCCTCATTCGTGGCAACCATGACCAAGGCGCCTTGAAAGACTACTTGCCATATTTTGAAGACGTGCGAGGAGCATTCTTTCATCCATGCGATAGCACGTTTCCTGGCGGCTTGATTTTTACGCATATCCCTGTACATCCATCGTGCCTCTCTGGGCATTACACGGGCAATGTACATGGCCATTTGCATTGCCATCAGATTTTTACTGACGATGGGAAAGTGGATAAGCGTTATTTCAATGCCTGTCTAGAAAGAAACGACTTCGCTCCGATAGAGTTTGAAAGGGTGAAGGATTATTTTCGTGACTCAAGAAAGACGCACGTTTAATACGCCCATCAGGGAGCCATGGAACGCTCCCATTCATCAAATCCTTAAGGCTGTAGATGCCCATATGGCTTTATATTTTGCCCATCGTGATCCATGGCATTTAGAAAAAGCTGCAATGCTTAGGGCGTATCTTCATGAACTAAAATCTTACATTCATCGGCAAGAAGCAAATGTGGAAAGTGTGGGCGAAAGCGCTGGGGAGCAAGGAGAGTAACTGCGATAAGGAAGCAGATAAAGTGGCAATTGTTCGCACGTTTATTCTTGCTTCGTATTTGATTACAAATATTGCAATTGTTGCTAATGCCGTGCGCCGCTGGAATGCCGTGGAGTGTATCCCACAGGCTACAAAAAAAGGGCCCTAAGGCCCCTTTCTTGCGTTAACGCCTTGTCTTTATGAACAGCAAGTAAATGCCGTGAAGGCTTAAAAGGCGTGTCGGCTTTGGAATGCTACCACGGCGTCAGCTCAAAACCAATGGGGCTTGGGCACGTAAGCAACGCCGCGATAGACGAGCGAAGCATGTTGAGCTTCTTTCAGACGAGCAGCTTTTTCAAGCTGCTGCTTGATCAGAGCGAGTGGGTTCATGAGAGTTCCCGATGAAATGCGACCCCGTTCCCTGCCGCATTGTCATGCACTCCATCGCTGGAGCGAACGTCCTTTCAGTTTAGCATGATGCCCCTGACAGGATTTGAACCTGTACTACAGCGATTTTAAGTCGCCTGCCTCTGCCTGGTTGGGCTACAGGGGCGTGAGGAGCGAAGGTACTGAAGGCGGGGCTTCAATCCGCCGTTCTACAGCTTTTAACCATGGGTCGGCCCATGGCCTTCGATCCATTGTGGCAACGAACAGCATCCCCCGATACTGTTCTTTTAAAACGCTGGCCAGCGTGCTTCGCGAAAGCCTTGAAATCATAACACGACGACGGTCAAGCGTCATATTCTCTTAAGCTTTCACTGCCGTCATGGTCTGGCATGTAGTCATCGTCAGTGGCGTCCGCTTCCCAAGAGCGCTCCAACTGCTCTTCCTCCTTTAGGCGCTTGGCATGGGCTTTTAATTTAGGAAGCAATGTAGGAATGTATAGATGTTCTGCAGCAAGAAGCTGGAGAGAGGTTTGCCTGCTAACAGGAGCATTTTCTAATAGCGCAACAAGAAATTTTGTTTCCTGTATGGTTAATTTGCAATAAGTCACTTCATGACGGAACTATTGTTTGAAAATCATACTAGGAGATTAAGCTTTCGATCCAGCCAATGTCATCATCTTTACTTGCAGCCAGAATGGCGCCAGCCATTGCAAATGCCAAGTCGTCAATGCCAGTAGCTTTACCACCAGTCACGCTCCATTGTCCGCTCGGTTTATACACCACAGTTAGATTCTTGAGCTGCATAATTGCTTTCTCATGGCGATAGACATTAATTTGCCCTGCATTGAACAGCTCTCGCATTTTGCTAAAAGCTTTCATTTTTGAACTAACTGTCCAAGTTAGTTCCGTGATGGGCAAATCACTGGCCAAGCTTTGGATGGTGCCAGCACTATTGAACTGGTCCATCACAATGGTGTCAAAAACATATAGGCGATGTTGTTCCTTAATCCAATCTTCCACTGCATTGATATTAACTTCCATCCTTCCATTGATTTCAAAATCAGCTACGAACGAATGGAACTTATCCACGACGAGAGTGCCGTTTTCATAGTGAACAATGCAAGCAGTGTAGTCGTCACGGCCAACGCCACCACGGGCGGGGTCAAGGGCAAGGACATAAGCTCCTTGGAATTCAGGACGTGGTGGTAATGCTGCACGGCGATCATCAATACAGGCATCAATCACATCACTATTCACCAGCGCGGAAAGATTACTGGCGAATTGGGCTCCGTATTCAACTTTAAATTTCTCGGGATCTCGTTGTCTCTCTGCGTCAAGAAACTCTTGCGAAATGCTTGGATTCATCTCCCACGTTGGGAGATTAATCGCTTGCATAAAAGGAAAGCGTCCTGATGATGCTTCTTTGAAATGCTGGTAGAAGATGCCGGCAGTGAGCCATGGAGAAGAGAGTTCAAGGATGCGTCCTTTCCCGCCGAACTGAGCAATGGCAGGAGAGAGTGCGTCATAAATGCCCCGGCCTCCACTGTTTGCGTCGCCTTCAGTGGCAAAAGCAAGTTCGTCAAACACTGCTCCGGCACAAGCAAGACCACGAGCAGCACGGCCCGATGTTGGGATAGCCTTAAACACGCAATTGTTGCTTAGTTCAATGATGTCGGCAGTTTCGCGGACAATTTCTTGAGCGAAGGGGCTCTCGATGATTAATTGACGGATGTTGTTGAGGGCGATGCGGGCCTGGTCCTGACTGTTTGCCACTGTCACCACATACCATCGCTCCCCCTTTCGTACCTTACGTCGATATTCTTCTTCAAGGACGAAGCACATATAAATACATGCCACGGCGGCCATTAATGTTTTGCCACTTCTTCGTCCCAATGCCCACACTGCATGCGATTTTCTTGGCTGAAAGAAATCATCCAGAATACGAGCTTGAGCTGGATAAAGTTCTAAGCCAAGAGCGTGTTTCGCAAAGTCTGAGCATTTAAGCATTGTTTCAAAGTCGATAACGACTGCAGTTCAGTTTTAGGAACGAAATAAGCGGGGCGCCCACCCGCCGGATCTTTCTTCCATTGTTCCTTCATCGCATCATTGGCCTGTATCCAGCCATGGATGAGCGTAATACGATGTTGAATTGTGACAAGCACCAATATCTTATCTGGACTTTCGTCAAGCTGCACTATCAAATCGTAATAATGCTTAGAGCGAGTTTTGATGTCAATATTGGGAGGAAGATCAAAAGAGCCGCGCTGTGCTTCTGTTTCCTGATAAAGCTGGTCTTCCATTCCAAGCATTACTGCCACTGCCATTTCGCCTGCGGCTCCGAGCATGTGATAGCGAAGAGCCAGTTCCCCCTTTTCTGCCTTTTCCCCACCATTGTTTCGGCTTTTTCTGCATTGCTGCTCGTTAATAGCCTGCCTGCGAAAGGCTTCAGCGCGAGCACGCTGTCGTTGATCGGGAGTGAAAGCAAAAGTGACAGGCATTAACCAGTCCATAATGGCCAGCTTCTACGACCAATGTATCCAGGAATTAGACTGAAAGCAATACAACATAGCCATCAGCGTTCGTTATGGAAGGCGAAGCAATTGATTTAGGGCATGCCACTGCTGGTGGCATTCGCGCGGACGGCCTTCAAAACGTGCTGATTGGCATGGGCACTGGTCGTGACAAGGCGCAATACACTAAAACCACTGCCACTGTCTTCCTTGCTCAAGAAGAGCTTGAAAATCTCTATGGCGAATGGCTTCCCCGCCGCATTGTTGATATCTACGCAGACCAGGCCACGAGAAAGGGCTTTAAAGTGTTGTTTGGTGGTGATGGTGTAAGAGCCGAGGAAGTACAAGGCATTGAGCAAACGATTGAAGACCTCTACATCCTCGAACACCTCAACCTCGCAGCCAAGAACTCCCGCCTTTACGGGGGTGCTTGTCTACTTCTTTTTATTGACGATGGGCGTCCCGCTTACATGCCTGTCGATAAACGCAACATACGTCGTATCGAAGAAATTGAATGCCTTGATCGCTGGCAAATTGCCCCAGTTATCAACGAAGAAAACCTCTACGACTATTCAAAAGCCACTTATTATCAGATCATCTCTGGAGATTTGATTAACGAGCCCACGCTTTCTTATATTCACAAAGATAGGATTTTGCGGTTTGATGGTGACTGGCTGCCTTATCGCGTAAGGCAGCGTAATTATGGTTGGGGCATGAGCAGTTTGCAAACTGTTTATGACAGTTTCCGTCATTATTGGACTGGCCTCAATTCTGCTGCCACTCTCCTCACTGAGTTTGATATTTTTGTTCATAAAGTGAGGGGCTTGGCGGCAATGCTTGCCGCTGGCAAAGAAAACTCCATTCGCGACCGCCTGCAAGTGAATGATATGAGTAAGAGCATTTATCGCGGCTATGCGATTGACGCTGAAAAGGAAGAGCTTGAATTTATTAGTCGCAATTTCGGAGGCATTGGAGAAATCCTTGAAAAGCTGCGCGTGGATATTATTGGCGCCAGCAAAATTCCTCATACAGTGTTGTTTGGTGAAAGCCCGAGCGGACTTGGTTCCACTGGCCGTAGCGAAGAGCGTGATTTCGCCAAGATGCTTTCTGATTATCAAAGCGTCCATTTCAAGCGTCCCATGAAGAAGCTGATGGAATACATCATGCTGAGCAAGGAGGGGCCGACCAAGGGAGAAATGCCCGACTCATGGCGCATCTCCTTTAATCCATTGTTTGAGCTTAATGAGCGCGAAATGGCTGACGTGCGGGCTCGTGTGGCGGCCGTAGACGGCCGTTACATTCAACTGGGTGTACTGAGTCCCAAGGAAGTGGCAGACGCCCGTTACGGCGGTTCTGAGTGGAGCATGGAACTCATGCTCGATCCGTCTGTTGTTCGTGAGCTGCCCCAAACCGCAGGTTCCACTCAAGGCGGGGGTGGTTCCACTCAGTCTGGGGGTGGGAAGCTAGCAGTGCCGCCAGGCGGTCGCGATCCTTTGGACGAAGAGAATGGCACGCTTCCCATGGATGGAAGCAGGGAAGTAGAAGATAGCCGAGAAGATGCTGCTGGTCTTTTTCTACCCCGTGACTTAGAAGAGATTCGCGGCGACGTGACTTTCACTGACAAGGAGCTTCATTCTCGTGCGGTAAGTGCCGCTAAGGCTAAGTTCAAAGTGTGGCCATCTGCCTATGCAAGTGGCTATGTCGTGCAGCAGTACAAGCAAATGTACAAGAAAAAGCATGGTTCATTGGGCGGTGCTTTTAAAAGCGATGAAGGTGAGTTGCACGCCGATGATCTTGATAAATGGTTCAAGGAAAAATGGGTGAGGATTGGCGCTAACGGCGAAATTCTTGGGCCTTGTGGCGCTCGTGAAGAAAAAGAAGGCAAACCCAAGTGTCTTCCTCGGGCAAAAGCTCAAGCGATGAGCAAAGAAGAGCGTCAAACCATTGTGCGTCGTAAGCGTGCAGCAGATCCCGATCCCGAGCGGAAAGGACCAGCAAAAATGGTCAGCAGCAAAACAGACGCAATCGAGCCATTGAAAACCAGCGGGCTCATTCTTGCTGATATCGACGAGGCTTCTCTGATTGATGAAGAAGACATTTCCGCTGCATTGAGCCAATGGAAAGAAGAAGCGCCTGAGCGCTTCAAAGACATTCTGGAGGCAGAGGATGTCCAGCCTCAATGATCTCTCTCAATTTTCTGAAGCCATTGTTCGTTTTGATGAATCATCCTGGCGTTACGACCCTATCAGTGGTCGGTATCGCGGCGCTAATGGACGCTTTCTCAGCGCTCGCGCAGTGGAAGCATTGGTGGATGGTCGAATTAACAAGCTTGGCGCTGAGCTACGGCGTTTTACACGTATGCTTGGCGCTGGTGATATT